AGACCTCATGATGAGGTCTCCGCGGGCCATTAAGGAATGGACCCGTACATTCTGTCTCCTGTATTCAGTAGTTCTAAGGCAAACTATGGCATCGCGGTCACGCTCTAGATACCAAAATCCTCTCGTGAGGGGGAACCGCACCTCCAGGCATAAAACCCTCGGTGTGGAACTCAATCATGATGATTTTGGGACTTTAGGCAACCACTATGTCTATGAAGTTTGCTCTGATACCACTATGCCTCGTCCCTATACCGTTGATCATGGATTATCCATTGAAAAGACGGTTGTGAGACCTACGGTGATATCCGGCGTGTATGACCACGGACCTACGAGCGCTTGGGAGCCTGAACATTATAACACTTATCGGTTTCATCCGTTTAGTGCTAATGTCAATCTCTGGGCGTTCCAGCCGTTTAATGCAGACCGGTATAAAACCTTAGCCCTTGCGAATGCAAGTCCCTACCGCGCTCAAGTAAACGTACCTCTGTTCTTGTTTGAACTTAGGGAATTACCTGATATGATACGACAACTTGGTCGAGTGCTGTTATCACGGCAATCGGCTTCGGATGTCGCTGGTGGGTATCTTGCATACTCGTTCGGGTGGGCACCTCTAGTTAACGATATTCTAAAGTTCTTCGACTTAACGAAGGCTTTGGAAGATCGAAAGGCTTACTTTCGCCGGCTAGAGAGTGGAACCCATGTCCGCCGATCACTCGGCGAGACGCAAGTTAGGGCAGAGCGGATAGTTGACACGACGCTTGGCACTGCGGTCAATTCTAAGACCGTAATGCGCTTGACGGGCCAGCTAACCGAGACTCAGAAAGTCTGGTATACCCTTAACGCTAAGTTGAGGCAGCCAGGTCGTATGAGTCCGAAGGACGTACACAACCTATCTGCGCGTGTGCTACACGGATGGACTCTCAATCCGGCCAACTTATGGGATGCTATCCCGTGGTCGTGGTTGATTGACTACTTCTTGAACATAGGAGATTGGTTAGAGGCTGTCAATGGCTTAGCCGCCATGGACGTCACTCGAATCAATATCATGTGTACTTCGAAGCAAGTGGTGCAATATACACCCCATTCCGTGCTTCCAGGGCTGACAGTTCAGCCCGGGTTCGTTTATCGGACAAGGAAGCTTCGGGTGCCTTACAGCAACGCGATTCCCTTACTAGCAGCGCAACCGGTCCTTACGGACCATATGCATGCTATTCTGGGGTCACTGAGTACTGTAAAGCTGTTAAAAGCTTACGGGGTGAAGTAATTCACCCTTCCTTGCGCAGAGATGCGCTTTCTCCCATAGAAGGATCACCTACCATGATTGGCGACACTGTTGCTCTTACGTACAATGCGGGGACGGTTACCCTGAACCGCATTAACCAAGACAACCACGGAGCGGAATACTACGCAGCTTCGGGTAATGACCGCTTCACCTTGTCGGTGAAGCATACAATCCCTGGCCGCGGTAAACCGGGCGAGTCTCATCTTGCTCGACTCGATGTCGAGCACTATGATGCTGCTGGAGTGCTTCTTCGCACTGCATCGGCATGGACTGTTATCCGTACGGATAATGGTATCCAGACTGCCGTCAACTCAGAGAATGCTGCTAAAGCTCTAACTGCCTTTCTTACGGCAGCGAATATCACCAAGCTGGTGAATCGCGAGTCTTAAGTAGCATCGCTCAGGTCTCTCCGGTGTCACTGTCAGTCGTGCCAACCTCTTAGGAGCTAGCATGAATAAGGCTGACACCATGGTAGATCTATCCCCTTATGCTGCGTTGTTTCAAGACATCGCAGCGTGGGACGTAGGTCTGCTAGATTCTCTTATCAGCGATTATCGCTGGTTAGAGCGCGTTGTTTCCTCGAGAGGCGTATCGTTCACTATGATCGATATGCCGGAGGGTTGCAAGGTCGTAGACCGTGCACTTTCTAGAGGACACCTTGATCCTAAACACTTGCCGAAGACATTCGGGAAGTGCCAAGATGGCAGTCGGACATTCTTGTCCGGTCTGTTTCATAGGTGTTTCGACGCAGATGGAAGACTTGTTGAAGCGGTAGACCCCAACCATATATTCTTTCTTCGCGCAACGTTGTTGCTCTCGAAGAAAGTGAAGAAGGACTGCAGTGATGCAACCCTTATGGAGGCGGTTTCCGAATTTGAGAAGATCGATCGTCGTCTTAGGATACCTAGCCTTGGCTGGGATCTTGACTCACTGGATTTTCCAGAGAGAAGACTTTCTTTCCACTCAAGTTCCAACAGACATGGGGACGTGTTCTCTGAAGGAGATCACGTGCCAGGACCGTTACTACGGGCTCTGGATGACGTTTGTCGCATAGTGGTTTCCACCATGCCAGAAGTCATACCTCATGATATCTTTCCATCTCATGGACCCGGCGCTGTGGCCGATGCACCATCCAAATGTGATAAGTATCACATTCCGAACTGGCCCAATAAGCTTGAGGGTTACTTCCCTTTTGTCTTGTTTGGTCAGTCTCGGGAGGATATGCATCTAACAGAGGTAGTCGATTTCGGGGTAATGGAGCATCCGGCTAAGCTTATTGCTGTGCCTAAGACGCTTAAATCACCGCGATTGATCGCTTCTGAGCCAGTGGCTCATCAGTACCTTCAGTTAGGGATGATGAGTTGGTTGAGGGAGAATCTCCCTCACCATATTCGTAGTTCTATCAACTTTAAAAGTCAGGAGCCCTCACGGGCTTTCTGTCTTTTAGCCAGCAAGACTGGTAATCACGCGACCGTGGATCTTTCCTCGGCTAGTGACCGCCTTTCATGTTGGGTAGTTGAACGGGCGTTTGCGGCTAATCAGTCGCTACTCCGTGCGTTGCATGCTTGTCGTACTCGTTGGTTAGTTAACTCAACGGGCCACGGCGAGCAATACTATTTGCGTCTTCGCAAATATGCACCGCAGGGCAACGGAACCACGTTTCCTGTGCAAACAATCATCTATGCAATGATTTGCATAGCTGTCGTTTTATACGAAGGGGGGTACAAAGTGACCTCTCGATCGATAAAGCGTGCTGCACGGGATGTTCGGGTCTACGGGGACGACTTAATTGTTCCGTCCTCGGCAGTACCTACTCTGGACCTCCTTCTATCTTTCTTAGAGTTGAAGGTTAATGCGTCAAAGACGCATTACAGTGGTAAGTTCCGCGAATCTTGCGGAATTGATGCATACGATGGCAACGA